CGAGCCGGCCAGCGGGGTGTCGTCAATCTCGATGTCGCCCACGGAGGTCGCAGAGCCCATCGGGATGGTGGTCGTCGGCGGGTTGATGGTGTCGCCGGTTGTCGGGTTGGTGTCGGCGTCTTCGTAACCCAGCCCCATCGCCGTAAAGGTGCCGGTGATGCGGCCCTCCTCGGGAATCTCCAGGCTCATCTGGCCGATGTGGACGCCCGTGAAGGTCGTCCAGACATCGACATCCTTGTACCCCTTGACCACCGTGAATGTGTGGCGGTCGCTGCCCACCTCCAGCACATCGGCGTCCCAGGTGCCGTAGAACGCTGCTTCCAGCAGGTCATCGAAGGTGTCGGCGCTGAACTCGAAGTTCAGGTCGCCCTGGTAGTCGAGGCTGGTGATGATGCCGCCGCCGCTCATGCGGGTATCGCGGATCTCGCTAGACTGCTCGACGTTGACGCTGGGCGTCAGGGTGTTGCCGGTCAGTCGCAGGGTCTGCCACTCAGGAAGGGTGGGCGTCTCGCCTGGAACCGTCTCAGGGACGAGATAGGTAATGATCTGGGCGCCTGAACTCATGGCGTGGGCTCCTTAGTCAGCTCGGAAGGGGATGGAGAGGTTGTATTGGAACCAGCCATCGGAAGGCCCGATGCGCTGGACGGAGGCGGCCAGGGTTTCCACCCTGCCGAGCCGCTGGTATTGCAAGTGAGTGGCGAGGGAGTCGGCGGTGTCGGCGGCGGGCTTGCCGCCGATGCGCACGTTGGTGAACACCTGGCACTGAATCAGCCCGGTGCGGCGGGTTTCAGGGTCCGAGCCAAGCGCGGCGATGTTGCTGGCCCCGTGGTTGATGGTCAGGCGAACCCAAGGGGACTTGGCATCCATAGCGGCCTGCACGCTCGGCGGGGTGGGCGCGTTGTCGTAGGCCACCGGGACGCCATCCCACTCCACCATGCGCGACTCGACCGCCAGGCGGATCTCCTCAAAGGTCATCGGAACCGCTCCCGTGTGGAGTTGGTGGCCACCGCATACACGCCGCCGGGCGCCTGCTGGGACCAACCGTTTTCGATGCGCTCACCGTAGGCGATGTTGGACTGGATGTAGACCCGCTTGAACGGCTGGCCCATGGCGGCATCCAGCACCATCTCGGCCCGCCTCAGGGCCTCATCAGGGCCGCTTTCCGGCACGGTGATGTTGTCGCGGCGGTTGAGCGTGACGAAGTGCGAGCCACGATAGGCGCCAGAGTCTACGGGCGAGTGCTGGATAAGCTGCTGGAGGGCAAAGATGACCATCTGCTTTTGCCGCTCGCCCAACGTGGCCTCCACTTCGTCGGCAAAGCCGGCGAGCGATCTGCTCCAGCCCATTACGTCACCCTCAATTGCAGCACCCAGGTCACGGCGGCGGGGTCTTGCTGCATCTGTACGACCGTCATGCCGTTGATGGTGTCGTCTACCTGCGGGGTTTCGGTCGCCTCGTTTTGCAGCGCGGTCAGCTCTACGTCGGTGCCGAGGATGTGCTGCTCGTCCACCAGTTCTGCCCGATAGCCGGCAAACACACCTCGCCCGGTGTAGGCCAGCGTGGTAGTGGTGCTGCCCGTCACGGGGTCGTACTCGCCGGCCACCTCGCGGGTCGCGGTGAATGCCTCCACCGCCCTGGACAGCGGGCCGGAGAACGCCGCCGCCAGCTTGGCGTCAATCGTCGTCAGGCCCATATCACACCTTCGCCAGCATGCGAACGGCGCCACCACGGCGCAGCCACGGCTTTAGCAGGTCGTTGACGTAGGCGATGACGCCGGGAACCGTTACGCCGCCCTCTTCGTATTCCGTCTCACTCTCTACAGAGCCCGCCTTGACGCGCTCACGCTTGATCGTCCCGGTGCTGGCATCGGCATACAGCCGGCCTTCCCCGGCCAGCAGAGCGAGCTGCTGAGCGGCCTGTGTCACGGCTTCGGGCTGTTCGTCCCACTCCCTCAGCGACTGAGCGGATAGCCAGGCGTTGGCCTGAGCCACGGCGCGGGCCTTGTCGGCGGTGTCAAGCGCATCCCAGGTCGCATTGCCCAGGGCGTCCATGTCGGCCACGGTGATGTATTCAGTCATAACGGCTCCTCACTCACCACCGCCGTCAGCCCCAGCGAGGCGATATGATCCATAGCGCTCTCCAGTCGGTCGCCGAGGATCACCGCAATACGGTTGGGGCCGGCGGGCTGGTCGTTGATCGACACCAGCGCCTGTGCCCGTGTAGCTGCCACCAGGTCCGCCTCGGGGGCATGGGCAGGGGCCTGTAACGGTTTGCCTGCGGTCTGCGCAAAGATGGGCTTGGCGACGGTGCTGCATACGCTGTAGAGGTTGCCGTCAGCGTCCTGCCAGTTGGCGGTGGTGAAAGTCTGGTCGTCGGATGCTGACTCACCCAGCACTAAGGCGAGCTGGTTGGCGTCGTCGGTGTGCGTCTCGGGGACGGCTATTGTTACGCGGTGGATGTACTCGGTCTGCTTCATCACGCACCTCGCCGCTTATTGAGATAACCCGTGACTTGCGTTGTCTCGCTGTCTGTAAGGGGCCGGTCGAGATAAATCGCGCCGTACATCTCGGCCTCTTGCGGCAGCGTCGTGTCACCGCTGATCGTCCGCCCTGTGAGTATCGTTACGCCTGATGCGTTGGCATAAGCCAGTGTCGCGTTAGTGCCGAGGTCAGGGAGTTCTGCGACAAGCGCGTCGTCGACAAGATCATGCTCCAGCCAATGCAGCGTCCCATCCGTCCGATACACCGGCCTCGCCGCACTCGATGACTGCGAGGCGTGGTTGCCGGGGAGTTCGCGGATGGAGAGACTTGTGATCGTCGCGGAACCCGCACCTTGCAATCGGAGATACACGGATTCCATGTCTGCCTGGAAAACGCACTCACCGAACCCTCCACGAATCTGCGTCCTTGTAGTAATGTTGCCTGCTGGTGACGTGTTGATCGAGAAGTTAACGGAGGCAGACCCTGTGCAGCGAAGGTAGTACCACTTACCTACTGTGAGCATCGTTCGATACGCTCCGCCGGTGCTGTCTGTCGTTAAGGTCGTCGGGCTTGAAGAATTGATCCATTCGGAAAGGTTGTCAGACGGGTTCAGCTCCGGCCCCCTCTCCAGCCCTTGGCTCACGTCCAGTATCAGCCCCACCGGATCACCGTCGCTCATCACCGGCACGGTGCCTGCGGCATCTTGATACAGCACCTGCTGCCCGAGCGCCTGGGGTTCGGGGATGTACATGGCACCCTGCTCGCCGTTGCCGTAGAGGGAGGCGATGAGGGCGGGCAATACGTCAGCCTGGTTCCCTGCAAGCCAACGGCGCCTGCGGTCACGCTCACGCTTCCTGACGCTGGCGGCACTACGGCCCCAGCCGGGGCGGGTGACGTATGGGCTGCGCCGGGGCATGGCTCACTCCTCGGTGGTGGTGTCCTGCTCGGCAGGCTTGGGCTTGCGGCGCCGCTTGGGCGCGGGAGTCGATGCGGGCTGCACCGGCTCGGGTGTCTGTGCGGCTTGCTCGCGCCGCCTGCGATTGAATCCGGTGATACTCATGTCATGCCCTCGTCATTACCGGCTCTTTTCGCCAGTCTGGAAAGTTTGGCGAGCAGAAGCGGGCTGATACAGTCTTCGCCTTCATGGAATAGTGCTGGGCAACTTCACGCTGCGTTGAAAAAACACCTTCGGGGGTGTGGTATCTGTAGCGCGATTTGCCGGGCTTGTGAGTCAGCGCATCTATTACATCCCAGCCAAGGTAAATGCGCCTCATGAAAGTCAGGTAGGCAATGCCGTACTCTCTTGCCCATGCGGCGGCAGTTTTCTCGACGCCGCCGATGCAGATAATACGGTTGTTGCCACGGTTGTTTTGCTGGTCGAGCTGACTTGCCCAAATACAATTTGATGGATCGTAGTTGCCGTCCGTGTCGAGCCTCTCAAGAGAATGCTCGTCAGAGGGCGACTCACCCATGTCGCGCAGGAAGTTCTCGAAGTTCGACATCCACTCGTCGCACACCGTAATACCTCTGCCACCATATCGGTGAAACATGGGGTAGTTAGGATTTGAGCAGCGGGTCTTCATGTGAACCCACGCCCTGTACTCCTTTGGATGTTTCTCGTGAAGCTTCTTACCGTAATTGGGGCTTCTCATGGCAATGTCCTCGGTTGAACAATGCCATTATACCATGACTTATTTACCGCATAAACGGCGCCCCACCATAATCGGTGAGGCGCCGGTTGCGGTTAGCCGTTAGAACGAATCGCGGCAATCCGTACTTGGGGGCGCTCGTATACGCGATCCCAGCGGGCCGCCACGGCTACCTCAGCGTTGGTCGGGGACTCGCCGGCCACGCCGCCTTCCTGCCACGCGATGCCACGCGGGTGGATCAGGAAGTGGGTGCGGGTGATCAGGTAG